GAAAGGCACCTTAAATGGAGCAGTTCAAACAAGTAGCGCTTACTTGGTTCCGTGCTGCAGCGGCTTCTGCTGTAGCGTTATACCTTGCTGGTCAAACAGACCTTAAGGTTCTTGGAACAGCAGCCCTAACGGGCTTCCTCGGTCCTGTGCTGAAGTGGCTTGACCCTTCGGCTACCGAGTTCGGCAGAGGCTCTAACTAGACCTCTAGGATGCCCTTTTAAGGGCTTCTGAGGCCGTTTTAAGCCACTTTGACCCCCTACCTAGGGTAACTACCTAGGGACGGGGGTCTTTTTCTGTTTATCCCCCTAATCTGTTAAACTGTGATACAGTTCTCCTGCGGGAAACCGTGGGGCAGAAACTTCAGATGATGGGGTGACGGCATATAGCCTGAACTGACCTCCCTGACTCACCATAATTTNNTTTTTATGGGGGGTAGGGGGGCATTTCTTAGAATCGGGGTTCAGGCATTACTACGAAAGGAGGCACGAAGTGCCGACTTATGACTACGAATGTCGTTCTTGTAGTGACATTCAAGAGATAGTTTTACCGTTCGACCATAAGGGAGAAATCAATTGCGGTCATTGTGGCAACGTTTTATTCAAAATATTTTCGGCGAATCCGGTTCACTTCAAGGGGACTGGATGGGCAGGGAAAAGTGCACAGACCTAGAGTGTAGAGATTTATACTGTTACGGGTGCGAAGAATGCGAAGAGTGTGATACACTCTGGGAATGAGCGAATTACCTAAACATATATCCTATTCTTCCTTCAACACTTGGTTAGAGTGTGGCTGGAAGTACAAACTTACTAAACTAGACCAAGTACCCGAGAAACACGCAGTATGGTTTACGGGTGGTTCTGCTGTCCACAAAGCAACCGAACTTTTTGACAAGGGTGAACTTGACGACACCAACAACCTTGATGAACTATGGAATTACGCATGGTTTGAGCAGGTTAAACAAGATGAAGCACTTCATGGCGATATGAATACATGGGAGTTCCGCTCTCGTGAAGACATGTCGTGGTGGTATGGTGAAGGTTGGTGGATGGTTGACCGTTGGATTAAGTTCCGTGAAGGCGGTCGGGATATCTATGAAGACTTTATCGAAAAAGAATATCAGATTTCTATAGAGGGCACTACAGTCAAATTAGCCATTGACCGTGTGCTGACTGATTACGACGGGAATAGGGTCCTCGTCGATATCAAGACTGGTGCGTCATCCCAACGGCATCCGCTTCAACTTGCGGTGTATGCCTGGGCTTTATCTAGAGAAGGTCTCACTGTAGATAAGGCTGGATTTTGGGATGCACGCACTGGTCACATTTCACTGTGGGATTTGGAGCACTTACAACCTGAACGTGTCGAAGAGATACTGAACGGCTTTGATAAGATGCGGAAGACTGAGACTTTCCTTCCGAATATGAACTCCTGTGGTCGTTGCGGTGTGCTATCATATTGCAAATGGATGAATGGAAACAAGTCGAAAGGATATGAATAATGGCTGGAGCAAACTTCCAAGTCAGTAGCAAACTGCCCGATGGTCGAATCTTCGTCATCGCAGCAGATAACTTCACAGACTTCAAGTCACATCTAACTGATGTGCTTGGTCCTGAAGGTTCAGATAAAGTACTTACTACGATGGCTACCTCTATCGAGGGAGCACCATCATATGAGCAGGCAGTTAATACTGTTACTGCAACTCTAGGCGCTACTCCGGTAGTACCTCAGACATCATCTCCATCAACTGCACCTGTCGGTCGCAACTGTAAGCATGGTCCAATGACCAAGCGAAGCGGTTCTAGTGCTAAGGGTCCATGGAAGGGCTATATGTGCCCAACTCCAAAGGGAACTCCTGACCAATGCGAACCAACGTTCCTTAAGCGGAACGAACCTGAATGGAGCACGTTCTAACAAATGAGAACCCTTGCCCGTGCTGTTGGTAGCGCGGACATTGGTGGGGAACCACTTCCCTCAGTGTTTCGTACTTTCGATAGCAACAAGATAATCTTCCGTAGAGCGGAAGTATCGATGATTGCTGGCACTCCTGGTGCTGGTAAGTCGACGTTAGCATTAGCACTTGCTCTGCGCACGAAAGTACCTACACTCTACGTGAGTGCCGACACAAACGCTCACACTATGGCTATGCGCCTGCTATCTATGATTACTGGCAAACCTCAGACAGAAGCAGAAAAGATGCTTGCTGAACAGGTTGACGAATCTAGAAAAATAATAAACGAGGCTTCGGGACACATCTTTTGGTCGTTTGAGTCAGCACCAACGCTGGCTGATGTCGACCAAGAGGTGCTTGCTTTCGAGGAATTGTGGGGCTGTGCTCCGACTCTAATCGTTGTAGATAACCTTATGGATATCTCTAACGATGGGGGAGAAGAGTTCGCGGGTATGCGCTCTACAATCAAGGAGTTGAAATATCTCGCAAGAGATACCAATTCCGCAATTATCGTACTGCATCACACCAAAGAGTCGTATGTAGGTAATCCGTGTCAACCACGTTCTTCTTTGCAAGGCATGGTTGCTCAGTTACCTGCTCTGATTTGCACGGTAGGTTCCGACGCGCCAGGATATATAGCCGTCGCGCCCGTAAAGAACCGATATGGCAAAGCAGACCCTTCCGGGGGTACGGCTCATTGGTTACAGTTTAACCCTGAAATCATGGACGTATCAGATATCCCAGATAGGTCCTAATGTCCAGACCAATCTCAGAACTCAAACCGAGTTATGACAAGGCGATGGATATCCGTGGTAATCCAACCACGGTGTGCATCTGTGGGAGTTTCGTATGGAATCTCAAGGTAGTCTTCGCAGAAGACAATACCATTGGGATGTATTTTCTAGATATGGAGTGTGCTGACTGTGGAACACAGGCAACCGCGCCCATTGAGGAGTAAAGATGAAACTATCAACAGTATCAATAATATCCGCGATTGCAATCTTTGTGGCAACCTTGCCCCACGGTGTGGGTGCGTGGCTCGTGAAGACTACGAATCCGATAGTGGTAAAACTATCCGGAGAATCAGCAGTCCTCGCAAGTCCTAAGTTGTATGCAAAGACATACGCGAGAGCAAAAGTGAATAAGATGTTTAGCAAGCCTAACCGTGAATGGAAGGCACTTGCTAATTTATGGGGTAAGGAATCTGCTTGGAACTGGAAAGCCAAGAATCCTCACTCGAGTGCTTATGGTATAGCCCAAGTATTGGGTACACCAAGAAACTCAACAATTGAATACCAAGTGAATATGGGGATTAAGTACATAGTCCACCGCTACGATACTCCCACAAATGCGTGGAAGTTTTGGCAGAGGAACGGCTGGTACTAAATGTCGAGCAAGTCCAAGATTAAAGGGTCACAAGCAGAACGAGACGTAGTGAAATATCTACAAGAGTGGTTCCCGTACGCTGAAAGAAGGCTTGCGGGAGCCACTTTAGATAAGGGTGATATCTCTGGTATCAATGGTGTCTGTATCGAAATCAAGAACCATGCAAAGTTAGATTTGGCTGGATGGCTAGCAGAATTAGAAGTTGAAACCAAGAATGCAAAAGCGTGGACTGGTGCAGTAATTCATAAACGTAAGGGCAAGGGAAATCCTGCTGATTGGTATGCTACAATGCCTGTATCGGTATGGATAGAACTCTTACGAAAGGCTATAGGATGAGCGAAAAGCCTGATATTACAGTGATTTTAGAGCATTACGGCGCCCGTGTCCCAACAAGACATGGGTGGTTTTCTATGAAGTGTCCCTTCCATGACGATAGACACAATAGTGCTTCAGCGACAAGAGATGACAATGCATTCTGTTGCTTTGCTTGTCAGATAAAAGGTGATGGCTATGCTATAATTATGGCTAAAGAAGGGGTGGGATTCCGTGAAGCAATCGACATCGCAAAAAGAATCTTTAATGAGAGCGGCAAAGTATTACCACAGCGCTCTCGCAGAAGCGGAGGATTACCTCGTCGAACGGGGAATTACAATGGAGGCAGCGGAGAAGGCACGCTTGGGCGTCGTCTTAGACCCGCTAACGGGGCATGAAGCATACGTCAATAGACTCTCAATACCGTACATCACGAAGTCGGGTGTTGTTGACTTACGATTCAGAAGCCTCGGTCATGAAGAACCGAGATATATGGGTCTTGCTGGCGCTACGACACACTTGTACAACGTCGGAGCATTCTTCCGTGCATCTTCATACATATGCATTTGCGAAGGTGAAATCGACACGATTACCCTTGATTACGTCGTTGGCATACCGGCTGTTGGTGTCCCTGGTGTTAACAACTGGAAGAAACATTACACTCGGCTCTTGGCTGACTTCGAGAAAGTTTTCCTCTTCGCGGATGGAGATAATGCGGGCTATGAGTTTGGTAAGTCCCTTTCCAGAGAACTGTCTAATCTCGTTGTTATCCAAGCCCCAGAAGGCGAAGACGTCAACTCGGTCTACAGGTCGCAAGGTGCGGACTACTTCAAAGAGAAAATCGCAGGGGGTCAATAATGTTACTTCCCGATAGCGAAGGTATGTTCGTATGCAAGAAAGATAATTTCAAGACAGATAATCTTTTTACTTACATGGACCATTTTGGTGTGGAGTATGACTGGATGGTTCGTTTGAATCCTAGATTCAGTCTTAACTTGTTTGGCTTTCTATCTGAGATGGCTTACTTCATCAACGAGAATCGTATGGATGATGCTTGGGAGCATATACAAAGTGTCACCTTGCTAATGATAAATGCTAGCGGTGAAGACTTTGATGAGTTCATTGAAGAAGCGCAAGTGATAGCAGGTAGTCAAGATATGTTCGACCAAATAGAAAGGTTTCTTGATGATGATGGAACCGACTGATTTTGAGTTATTCGTATGGGAAACCTATGATGAACTTGCTGAACTTTTATTGAGCAAGCATAAGGATTACGGGCCCAAGAACATTTCCGATAGTCCTGGTGGACCACTAAATGGTTTGCGAGTACGTATGCACGATAAACTTGCTCGCATTAACAACTTAATAGACAACAACAAAAAACCCGAAAACGAATCCCTTGAGGATTCATTCAAAGATATGGCTAACTACGCAATCATAGGACTGCTAGTGCTGAGAGGAAAATGGGATAATGGCTAAGAAATACGGACCATACAAGGGGAGCGAACAAAATGGTGGAAGACCAATCTATGTCTTCAAGAAGAAGAAAAATGGGAAGACTGTTACTACTTCTTCTAACAAAGCCCGTGTTGATTACGAAGAGTCTAATGGAAAAACTCTTCCACGCAATATGGAAGTAGACCACAAAAACAACAAAGGTCGTGCCGGTGATGACCGCAAGAACAACTTGCGTGTAGTTTCTAAGAGCAAAAACGTAGCGATGGAAAACAAGAGACGTGCTAAGAAGAAACCAACCAAACGAAAGAAGAAGAAATCGTGAGCAAAAAGAAGTCTAAAGTCAAAAGGGTAGTTGTACTTTCAGACATACAGGCTCCGAGTCATGACGCTAGAGCCATCACCGCACTTCAGGATTTCGTATATGATTTCGAACCTGATGAACTGTACTGCGTTGGTGACGAAGC